CGCTTTTATAATCCTTAACACAAAGAGATAATAACTCATGTGCATATGGCAAAGCAGGTACTGCAAGATTAGCTAAACATGTTTGCCAACCAAACCAATCAGGCTTCATTTTTGGAGGTCCCCAAATATTGGGTACTCCACAAATATCAGTAACAATATGGCTAATAGGCGTTACACGAACTGATGAAAAACTCAAAGCTCGTCCAGGACACTGTCCGTAATACTCGACTTGAGAATTATGGGGCATATAATTGAGAGGTGATTTTGGATGAATAGGACCATCATCTATAACTTGCTTTTCTAAAACTTGAACTTCAAATTTTTCAGCTGATCCTGTTAACAACACTCCTTCAACATCTCTCAAATGTGCTTCTGCTAATTCAAAATCCTCTCTAGTGAGTGTTCCGTAACAACCTTTGCGTGTTCCGGATTTTCCACCAAGATGAAATCCCATAATAGTAGTAACTCTACCGTGAGATATCAACGTAGCTCCACACATACCACGAAAAGTTAAAGTGGATAAATTAGCATACTCACCCCCATCAAATGTGGCAACACCATTGCTAGTCCGCTTAGGAATTGAGACACCTTCATATTCAGATAACTCACCATCCTTAGCACGCCACAACATTGTAAATTGACAAGCGCGCAATGGTCCCATAGGTAAATATGGCGTTAAATCCTTGAACGATCCACCTGTGGTTGAGTAACAAACAACTAAATCAGTATTTGGGATATGATAACTAGCCTCTCTACTTATACGAGTAGCAAATTTACCACCCGAACAAGTTGGATTCTTTTTACGAAAGGTAACATCTAACACCTTATCACCACTAAAATAGTGCGAAGGAATTACTACCAAATTTGATTTAATAAAAAGCGCGTTAACCATCATAGTTTTATCACCCACGACGACTGTGCCATAAACCAAATTCTTACTAACTAGATGTAACATATCTTTCGTGCTAGTAGACCACATTTTACCAGTGGTTGGTAAAGTTCGAGCAACTACTTTTGTCCAAGGCGATTCTTCATTATCACGCTGCATGACTTCACTAACTGATTTTGGCTCTAAGGAGCCATGCTCATGCATACTAAAGAATTTCCTATACAATTTCGCACTCAAATATAAAATACCTACCAAACCAATGGATTTGCACAACAATTGAATATTTGCATTATAACTAGGCAAAACAATACTAGATATAATATTGGTATTGCGTAATCTGTGTCTACAATGACATAAAATTAATTTATGCATAAATAATTGC